TCATTGTGCCTGATTTTGCAAATGCTCCAATCAGATGGATCAAGCCGAAGCAATAAAATCCAAATCCTGGCACATATCCATAATGCACGAAATGCTGGCGCTTTTGCTTCTTCTTATCGTCCGGATTCCAATTACGTCTAATTGCTAGAATAGTTGATGTTGATTTTTCAATGGTTACAACATAAGGTAATGCAATACCTGTAGGCTCCCCATCTTGCTCATCTTCATATCCTTCTAAGTCAAGGTCAACATGCATTTCAAGAAGTTTAAATCTGTCATCAGAGGTAGCACTGAATCCCATCTTCTCTGCAATCTTTTTCTCAACTTCGTCTAAGTCATAAGTCGGCTCACCTAAATCAACATCTTTATAGAACCCTGCGACTTGTAGTTTGCGTAATTCGTTCTGTGTCTTACGCATGACGTGTGTAACTCTTTCAGCGGATTCCAAGTCTGAAGCACCGTATGGCACTACGATGTCTTCAGCTGGAATATACATAGAGACTTGTCGCTCTAAACTTGGGTCATAATAAACTTTCTTGAACGCATTACCTGCTAAACCTAAACCCCATAACATTCTTTCATGTTCAGGTCTGTATTCCACCATCTTTTCAGTCAACTGAAAATTCATGTTTTCTTGTACACGTGCAGAAGCCTCTTTGTTCTCTGTAGTCTCTTTACCAATGATTTGTGTTTTAACAGGGCCTGCTGCAGGGAAAGTTTCAGTCATTGTTTCTGCTTGGAATTTGACTAGCGTTTCTGTCATGAGTGGGTGATACACATTACACGCACCTTGCCACGGTTCTGAACGGTCTTCTAATTTAAGACCTAATAACTCTAATCCGTCAACATAAGTATCTAGCCAATCTTTTCTTGAAGTAATATCACCCTCATAATCTTCTATTAAATCACTAGCTAGGTCTTCTAAAAGTGAGTCGTCCATCTCTTCTGCTAGGTTTTGATTAAACTCATCATCTGCCATCGCGTCAGGGTCGATTAGAATTTCCATCCCACCTGCGTTAATACTTACCGACTCTGGGTCTTCGATTTCTATTTCTAAATCAGATTCATCGAGCGCCGCTTCTTCCATCCCCATCGGAGCTGCATACAATCCTTTATCTATATTGTTATTATCTTGTGCCATAATGTTTTCCTATATTGCGTACAGCCTTTTCTGGCTTGTACTTTTAAAATAAATAATGTCGTCTTCTTCATCAGAAGGTAATCTAATAAAGCCCCCTTGTCTAAACCGCATCAATGCCAAAGTCGTTGCATCAACTAAGTCATCGTTAGCACCAGACGGGAAATCGTTACATTCCTCGATTACTTCGTGTGCCCATCTTCTATCAGGCGCCCATACAATACCTGAACTAAATAAGTCCGACACTGCATTTACCCTGCTGATCTTGTCTTGGCCTTTCCCTGGAGTAAACTCACCCACTGGAATCCCCATACGTCTAAACTCTTGGTAAAGTGCAGCACCGTTTGACTTTTTCTCTACAACAAATGCGTCAGGCTCCCATTCTTTATACTCTTCAAGACAAAGCTCTTTGAGTTCTGGAAACTCTAAACGTTTTTTAGTTGCATTTAACAGTATTATATTATAATTGTCTGTTTCTTCGTTTAAAAACACACCCCAAACTAACAAGGCATTATAGTCAGCTCTATTATTTGCTTCTTGCGCCGCATCAAGCGTCATAATTATAAACTCACAGGGCGGAGGGTTTTCTTCTTCCCATATGTTCCACCATTCTCTTTTAATTAACGCACCTTCTTCTGATACTGGGTTCTGCATGTACTGCGCATTCCAATACCTTATATCTAATGCCGCACGTCTTGCTCTTAATTCTTCTATAGACCAGAACTCAGGCCATAGCGGTACTTCTTCCCCTTTATCTTCTAGTATTGCAGGGAACTCTACTACTTCCCAGTTATCTACATCTTCATTCTTAACCATTTGGTTAACAATCTGTCCAGTGAGGTCTAGCTTAGACCATCTTGTCATTACAACGACAATGGCGCCTCCGGGCATAAGCCTTTGAAGCGGGCCTGACTGAAACCATTCCCATGCTGGCAAGAATACGTCTGGCTTTCCAAGTTTTGCATCTTGCTCTGAGTGAGGGTCATCGATAATAAATAAATCTGCGCCACGACCAGCAAGAGCGCCACCCACACCAATGGCGAAGTATTCGCCGTTGTAGTTCGTACCCCAACGAGAAGCCGACTTACTGTCTGCTTGCAAGCTGACATCAGGAAATATATCTTTATACGCGTCACTCCCCACCAAGTTCCTAACGCGTCTACCAAAATTAACAGCCAAGTCAGCGGTATGTGAAGCCATAATAACTTTCTTCGCTGGGTGCTTGCCCAAAAACCAAGCAGGGGCGAGGTATGATATAAGTTCTGACTTTCCGTGTCTCGGAGCGATATTAACAATAACGCGTTTTCTTTTACCTTCTGCAATTTCTTCAAATAATTTTGCCAACTTAGCATGATGCGCCCCTACTTTATAGTCTGGATAGACATGTTTAATAAATTCTAAGAAGGTCTTCCCTCCTGCTTGCTTCACTAACTCTGCTTTATACTTAGTTAATAGCTCTAAATTCTTTCGCCGCTCACTTTCTGTCATAGTAGGCAGAGCTTTTTCTAGAATTGCAAGGTCTTTTGCACTAATCATCATATTAGAAGATTAAAGTGATTAAAAATATAGCAACTACTGCGCACGTTACTGCCCAAGCGCGTTCGTCTCCTTTATTCATCATCATCCTCCACGATTTCACCCTCTATTACTTTGCCTTTTAGCTCTTCTATTGTCTTTTTAAGCTCATCTTCTAGCTCTTTACCAGTTTTATTAATGTGTGTGACCTCTGTTTTCTTCTTAAATGCATCAACACCGTCTATCTCACCTATTTTAGTCCACGCTGATATGCGGTCTTTAGGATTTGTTGCGGTTGCCGCTTCTTGTAGTAGTCCGTTAAGTACTGAAAGTTTGATATTAGACAGCTCTTCCGTCACCATATGGCTGGTTTGAGCAACAAGCCCTGCTAGGTAAGCTATTGTTTCATTAGGATAATTCTTATAATCTACTTTAAGATTGGGATTCTCCATGATTTCCTTCGCAATCTCTTCAGCGTCCTCAATTTCTTCAGTCGTAGGCTCTAATGTGTTGCCATTTAGATCACTAATCTCTTTAATAGTATGGCTGCGAATCTTAAGTTCTTCGCTCGGAGTGAGCTTAGGTGTAGTGTGCGAGTTTTTTGCAGGTATAGGAATATCGTCATCGATTTTAGGCATCATAACAATGCTATCGAATGACTCGTCAACAGTATCTAGTAGTCGTTTTTGGTCTGACATGTGTCGCTGTTTACACCTTGTGATTAAAATTTGTGCAGCTATGCGACGAAGTATATCTTAAATAAAATTAAGATACAAGGTATATGCAAAAAATGCCTAATAATGAGACAGCAAAAAGACTATATAAAGTAATAAGTAGTGTTTCCATACCCGAATTATATCGAGTTTCGTTTTTCCATGTGGTAGTGAGAATCATTTGCATTTGATGAGTTTTCATATTTTTTTGCGAAATATTTTTTTCAAACGCCTTTTATTTTGATACCGGGGGGGTTTTCCTATATTGAGAAAGTCTAAATCTGGAAAGAATTGTGTTTCCTATAGTTTTCTGCTGCTTTTATTACTTGAAGGTTTGTTGGTACATGCAGTCCAGAAACAAGTTCTCCTTGCAGCGGTATGATATGGTCTACATGGTGTAACTCTCCAGTCTTTTCTGTAAGTCTTCTGGCAATTGTGTAGATCTCTTGTATATGTCTAAAATCTACGGGACGTAGCCATCCTGGAGTTCTATTTAGTTTTGCTGCACGACGTTTAGCTTTTTGCGCTCTTATTTTATCTTTGTTTTTACTTCTATATTTAGCCTTACGAATTCGTTGTCTTTCTAATAGTTGCTCATCTGTATATCTTTTTTTATTATTACCAATTCGAGGAAGACGAGGGCCACATAAGGTCTTAGCTACAGCTTTACGTAATAAACTAAGCTTTTTCCTTCTTTTATATTTAGCTTCTAGGTTACACTTTACACAAGCATGATTTCTAACGTAGCGTTCCCCATCATGCCCTTGAGGACATTTTACTCCCATATACCTTTTTTTTCCTAAAG